TTTTGACACTTCATTACCGCCGGTTATGCTTGGGGCAAAAATTTATTATAATGGCGCTGAAATTCAGGTAAATAACCTTAGTGTTTCACTCACCAACACGGTTGGGTTTTTAACAAGTACGGGATCAAAATCAGGCAAAATCAGTTCAAGAATAACGAAGCTCTCAATTTCTGGGAGTATAAATCCATATACCGAAAATGATGACGTTGATAAATTCACTGACTTCAATGATTCAAACGCATTTAGTTTGTTTGCTTCAACGCATAACTTCACAAACGCTGCGTGTACTGAATGGAATCAAGAGGTTGCCATTTACTTGCCTAAGTGTAAAATTTCCGAATTGACTACAGGGAGTGAAGACGGTATTCATACCGATGTTATCAACTTCACCGCACACAAAACACTTGGCGGTGATTCGGTTTTCTTAGGATTTTTATAGAGGTTCAATGAGTATTAAAGTCAGGCCGTTATCGCAACGTTGGAAGGCGGTAATTCAAGCGGGTGAAGACGTTCTTGAGTTTTCATTTTGCCAATTGAATTATGCAAAAAAATCACAAATTAGTGCTGAATCAATTATTCATCGCAACGGTGACATGACTTTTGACCACACCAAAACCGTATTTTTAAATATCAAATACGGTTTGAAGTCAGTTAAAGGTTTGGAAGACGAAGACGGCAAACCCTATGAACTCAAATTTGAGAGTGAAGACGATTGCTTAGAAGACGAATGCGTTGAAGAATTGCTTGCGACTGAAATCGGGAGTGAACTAACCTTCGTGTCTTCGTCAATGGACACGTGTGCACGCCTACCAGACCACGTGCTGCATCCTATGACGAATCAACCCATACCGGGCGTGAAAATCCTACCGGACGTTGATTCTAAAAAAAAATCATAAACGAGTTTCATAAACCCATTTGGCGCTACATTTCAAATCAAATTGAAGGTTTATCCTCAATTACCGCAGGTGAGTACGTTTTACTAACGGCAAGCACCGAAGCGGGGTTTGAAAAACGCTATAGCTGTTATGAATGCAAGCGACAATATAAGCACGGCGTCAATCGTGACGCTAAGTTACACGCCAAAAAGAAATCAAAAGGTTGTTTCGACCTAACGACAAAAGTGTATAAAATTGAAAACATAATTTTTAAGGGTTGCCCCGGTAATTTCACGTCGTCAAGTATTGGTTATTTATCTGAATTGTATCTAAAATACAGGAAGGGTATGCTACCATTTAAGGGTACATTGCCCGAACAACCAAATAAAATTATTGAGATTTTCAATATTATTGACGGCATTCGACTGCGTAAAGAAAAAGAAGAAACTGAACGCCAAAAGAATAAAGCGCACGCACAGGCGGTGAAAAAATAAATGGCCGATGAAATTAAGGTAATACTAAGCTTAGAAGACCGTAAAGCCATTGAGGCATTGCTGCGTTTTGATAATGCGGTGAAGAAAACAGAAAACACTGCGGTTAAGGGCTTCACAAATATTTCAAAAACCTTCGGCACGTTTGCGGGTACGCTTGGTGCTATTGGTGTAGCCAAAGGTATTCAGTTAATAGGGCGTGCATTTGCGGGCACGATAACAAACGCAATTGAGTTTTCGAAAACCATTGCCGAAATTAATTCATTGTTACCCGAAACGGATAAACTAACCCAACAAACCACGTCTACACTGATTCGGTTTTCGGACCAATTTAGTGGTACGCCAACACGGCAAGCACGCGCGTTTTATTCCATTGTGTCGGCGGGCGTACGTGGTACCGCGCAACAATTAAAGGTTTTGGAAATTGCCAACCGGGCGGCGGTTGCGGGTCTTGTGGACGTTGGCAAAAGTGCGTTTGCACTTGTTTCGAGTGTCAACGCTTATAAAGATTCAGCGTTGACGGCTGAACAAGCAAGTGACGCACTTTTTGTTGCGGTAAAGGAAGGTCAAACGACATTTGGTGAATTGGCTGATTCAATAGGTGTGGTTGCACCAATTGCCTCAAAGGCGGGCGTTTCATTTAGTGAGTTGGCCGGTACATTGGCGTTTGTTACCAAGGGCGGTATTGACACGCGGGTTGCCACGGTTGGTTTACGTCAGGTGTTGGTCAACGTCGTTGGTGCCACGGCTGAAGCAAAGACCACGGCAAAAGAACTTGGAATTGAGTTTTCAACTTCAGCCATTAAGTCAAAGGGTTTTGTAGCGTTCTTGGGTGACGTGATTACACGCACCGGGGGTAGCGAAGAAAAATTAAGTAAATTATTCGGTAACGTTCGTGCCCTAACTCCAATTTTACAATTGGCGGGTAAAGGTTTTAAAGATTTTGAACGCATCATAGGTGAAACTGCAAATGCCGTAGGTGCAACCGATGAAGCCTTTAAGAAAATTGAAAAAAGTGCAGGATTTCAAATTGAACGCTTGCAACAACAATTGTCAAACCTACCACAATCATTTTTAAAGAATTTTGATAAGCCCATTGCCGATGCGATTCGTTCATTGCGTGAATTTATTTCAACCAAGGGTATGCTTGGCGTTATCGACGCCGTTGACCTAACTTTATCGGCGTTAAACTTTTTGAATGGCGCGTTTCAAACTACGTCCGACACGGTTGACAGTGTCACCGCGTCTTATAACAAACTCATTATAGCTTCACTTGAGTTAAAACAATTAGCAGACCAAACCGCCGTTTCAATTTTACCGGGCGACACTTCAGGTATTGAAGCGACTATATTTTTGCGTAAAGAAGAAATTAAGGCGCTTAAAGAAGAAAACGCAGAAATTGAAAAAAATAAAACTCAACGGGCCGCCGACACTGAATCACGCAAGCAACAATTACAAGAATTGCGCCAAGCAATTCGTGACGGTCGCAAGGCGCAAGTTAAAGACAATGAAGACGCGACGGCTAAACAAAAAGACGATGACAGAAAAATAATTGAGAGTGGTAAAGAAAAATTCGACGCGCAAGCCGAACTTGATTTATTAAATATAGATAGAAAATTAACCTTGGCTGAAAACGAAGTGTTGGCAAAACAACTTCAGAGTGACCAAGAATTTGCAATTTTAGAACAAGGGTTAGGGCGCAACCAAGCGGCGCAAGTAATTGCCGACGCAAACAAACTTGCCGCCGAAGGTGATAACAATAAAGCACGTTTGTTGCTTCGCAAGGCGTTCAATAAAGCGGCGGACGCTATTGATAAACAAAACGTTGAAGCGGCTAAAAAACGCCAAGCTGAATTTAAGTCAAACTTATCGTCAAGCTTGGGTTCAATTGCAACACTTCAGTCGTCACATTCAAAAGAATTGTTTCGCATTGGTCAAGCGGCGGCAATCGCAAACGCTGTGATAAATACTAGTGAAGGTGTTACAAAAGCGTGGGCGTTGGGGCCAATTTTGGGGCCAATCCTAGCGCCCTTGGTAGCGGTAGCCGGGGCGGCACAAATCGCTACAATAGCTAGTCAAAAGGCACCCGGTATGCAGGACGGCGGTATTGTGCCGGGTACTTCATTTGCAGGTGATAACCAAACGATTCGCGCCAATAGCGGTGAAATTGTTTTCAATCGTAGGCAACAAGAAAACTTATTTAATGCAATCGACACCGGCAATATTGGCGGGGGCGGCGGTATGAACCTAACAATTATGGGGGACGTACTTGGTGAAGAATCAATGGTTGACACTCTCATTGATAAAATCAACGACGGTATTGAATTTAGAAATTTAGATTTAAGGGCGGGCTAACTTGGCAAACTTTATCCCAAAAATAACTTATAACGAATTAAACACCGAAACACCTAAAGAAATAACGTTTAACCAACCGCCAGAAGGTGACCCGTTTGGTGAAACACATAGAAACGTCGTCAAGCATAAACGTTCTTCAAGTGGTGTGCGTCAAACTCAATTTCAATACTCCTTAAAGCAGTACGACATTGAATTTATTTTTGAGACCGAAACGGTTAAAGACCAAATGCTTGACTTCATTAATAACCACGCGGCACGCGGCGGGCAATTTGAATACTTCCCGTCAAGTGATGAAATTGATTCTGAAACATTTGAATACAGCCAAGAATCGTTTAAGTTAGGTAGGCCAATTCCTGACGTTGGCGGTACTGACTTCCAATATGATTTTAAATTTAAAATTGAAAAAGTTGAAGAGACAACCGGACCACTACTTACATTTAATACCAAGTCATGGACATACGACGGTATTAATAAAAAACACACGGT